GGCGGCACCGGTGCCGTTCTGATGGCCGCCCTCCCCACCATCCACCTGAACGGCACCGGTGCCGCCAGCCTGAGACAGGAGTACCGCGCCGTGCGTCAGGCCGTTACCGCCGCGGCAGATGCCCTGGCGGCCGCCACCTGCAACGCACGGGACTTCTATCCCCAAGACGCGTCAGCGTGGCAACAGGCCCAGGCTGAGCGCGCCGAAATGTTCAACCTGCTCCAGCGGGTTGAAAACTACGCGGCAGAGTGGGAGCTGCACACCTGGGCCAACAAGCCCGGCCGGGAGGTGCAGCCATGACGGCCATCACCTGGCAACCCCATCCAGAGTCGCCCGAGGCGTGGTCGGTCTATGGCCCCTGGGGCCAGTGCGTCGCCGCCGTTGCGCCCCAGCCCGATGCGGAGGGCTACTGGCAGGGCGTGATCCGGCCGCGACCGGATCAGCTCTACGCCGGCGCGCGGATCGACCATTGCCCCAGCCGGGGGCTGGCGATGGGCGTGATCGGCCGTGAGCTGAGCAAGCACTGGCCGGAGGTGGTGTTATGACCGGCACATCCGACTATCGCGCGTTCCTGGAGCGCAAGCTGCACACCGGCGCTGATCATGGTTTTGAGCCGGTGTTCATGCCGTCGCAGCTGTTCGACTTCCAGCAGGCCCTCGTTCAATGGGCCGTGCGCAAGGGCCGCGCCGCAATTTTCGCGGATTGCGGCCTGGGCAAGACCGCCATGCAGCTCACCTGGGCTGAGAACGTCGCCCGCCACACCGGCCGGCCGGTGTTGATCCTGACTCCGCTGGCGGTTGCCGCGCAGACCATCCGCGAGGGTGAGAAGTTCGGCATTGAATGTCACCGCTCCAGCGATGGCAGCGTGCCGGGGCGGATCGTGATCACCAACTACGACAGGCTTCACCTGTTTGATCCTGCTGATTTTGGCTCAGTGGTCTGCGATGAGTCGAGCATCCTGAAGTCGTTCAATGGGTCTACCAGAAAGGCAATCACTCGTTTTATGGCGAAGATGCCTTACCGGTTGCTTTGCACCGCTACAGCCGCACCGAACGATTACACGGAGCTTGGCAATTCATCCGAAGCGTTGGGTGAGCTGAGCTATAGCGACATGCTGCGCCGGTTCTTTGCGCAGCTGGATGACAAAGGCCAGAAGCGCGAGGAACGGCTTCAGCAGTCGGCAGATGCGATGATAAATGCTAACGCCAACTACTACAAAAAGCTGGCGTTCAGGGTATCGCAGACCATCGGCCAGTGGCGCCTCAAGCATCACGCCCGCGATCACTTCTGGCGCTGGGTTGCCAGCTGGGCTAGGGCCTGCCGGATGCCCTCGGACCTTGGCTTTGCCAATGACGGCTTCATGTTGCCGCCGCTGGTGGAGCGCGATCACATCATTGCCCCGGCTATCCCACCAGAAGGGATGCTGTTTTCAATGCCAGCCTTTGGCTTGGCGGAAGAACGAGAGGAACGGAAGCGCACCATTCAGGAGCGCTGTGAGTTTGCAGCTCAGCTGGTAGATCACGACCGTCCTGCCGTGATCTGGTGCCACACCAACGCAGAAGGCGACCTGCTGGAGGAGCTGATTCCAGATGCTGCTCAGGTTGCTGGCCGAACTCCAGACGATCGCAAAGTGCAGCTGTACGAAGCCTTTGCCGCTGGCCACCAGCGGGTGCTGATCATCAAGCCAAAGATTGGTGCATGGGGCCTGAACTGGCAACACTGCGCCCATGTGGTGACATTCGCTAGCCACAGCTACGAGCAGTACTACCAATCGGTTCGCCGCTGCTGGCGGTTCGGACAGCAAAGCGCGGTTCACCTTGATGTAATCGCCACCGAGGGCGAAGCCAGAGTGCTGACCAACATGCGCAGCAAGGCAGAGCGAGCGTCCGTCATGTTTGAAGAACTGGTAGCGCAGATGAACAACGCTACCACGATCAAGCGCACCAACATTTACACCACTACACCGAGGCTCCCTCAATGGCTGTAAAAGATCAACTAATCACCGACCGTTACGCCATCTACAACGGCGACTGCATCGAAGTGATGCAGGGCCTCCCCGATGCGTCGGTGCATCTCACTGTGTATTCTCCGCCGTTTGCCGGCCTGTATCAATACAGCAGCGATGATCGGGATATGTCAAACTGCCTGAACTATGAGGAGTTTTTTGTCCACTACGGGTTTTGCATTGACGAAATTTCTCGTATTACCATGCCGGGGCGAATCTCGGCCGTCCATTGCATGGACATTCCACTGAGCAATGCCGGTTGTGATGCAATGTTTGACTTGCCAGGCCGGATCATCCGTGAGCATGAAGCCAGAGGATTTGCCTACGGAGGCAGGCGCGTGATCTGGAAAGAGCCCCTAATGGTCCGCAATCGCACGATGATGAAAAGCCTGCATCACAAAACCCTGTGCGAAGACTCCACGCGTAACAGTATCGCTAACGCTGACTATTTATTGATGTTTCGCCGCAAAGGCGAAAACCCGGTCCCCGTTACGCATGAAGTCGGGCTGATGCATTACAGCGGAGAGCGCAGTGTACCTGTTGATCTGAACGGCTTTCGAGGGATGAAAGGCGATCAGAAGAAAAATCAGTACAGCCAATGGATCTGGCGCCAATACGCCTCCAGCGTCTGGGATGACATCAGAATTGACAACGTGCTTCAGTTCCGCTCCGCCAGGGATGGTGAAGATGAGAAGCACGTGCATCCGCTGCAGCTGGACGTGATTGACCGTGCCGTGGTGATGTGGAGCAACCCCGGCGAGACCGTCCTGACGCCATTCATGGGCGTCGGCAGCGAGGTCTACGGAGCTGTGCAGGCCGGCCGTCGTGGGATCGGCATCGAGCTCAAGCCCAGCTACTACAGGCAAGCGGTCCGCAACCTGGAGATGTCCGGCAGCGTCGAAAGCAACGCTGATCAGACCGAGTTGTTCGCGGAGGTAGGCTGATGGAAAACACCCTGATCACTCGGTGCCAACTGGCCTATGCCGAAGGTGCCATCAATTCAGCCAGCGGCGCCAATCGCCAGGGTCTCCGCGCCGTCATCGAGCACCTGGCCGCAGAACTCACCGTTGCCGGTCACCATGACGCCGCGGCATGGCTGCTGAGCCAGCTGCAGGCACAGGTGATCCCGCTGCGGCCACTCACGGAGGAGCCGGCATGATCCCCACCGATTCGGAGCCTTGGCCATGAACATCCCCAACCGCGACGACCAGCACGGCGGCATGGAGGCCGTGGGCCAGCTGGCGCAGAACATGAAGGGCGCCATGCGCTACGGCAGTGCCAACTGGCCGCGCCTCACCCCCGGCGAGCGCGAGGCTCTTGACATGATCGTCCACAAGATCAGCCGCATCCTGTCGGGTGCCGACCCGCACGACCCCGAGCACTGGACCGACCTGGCGGGCTATGCCCATGCTGCGATGCGCTCCCGTTCCACCACCACCCCTACCACCACATCATGAAACTCGTTTGCTCCCAGGCCGAACTCAGCGCCGGCCTGCAACTGGTCAGCCGTGCCATCCCATCCCGCCCCACCCATCCGGTGATGGCCAACGTGCTGCTCACCGCCGACGCCGCCACCGGTCGGCTCAGCCTCACTGGTTTCGACCTGAGCCTTGGTATCCAGACCAGCCTGCAGGCGAGTGTCGAGGCGAGTGGCGCGATCACGCTGCCGGCCCGTCTGTTTGGTGACATCGTGAGCCGCCTCTCCAGTGACAGCCCGCTCACCCTCCATGGCGATGGCGAACAGGTGGACCTGTCGTCGCTGTCAGGCAGCTATCAGATCCGCGGCCTGCCCGCCGAGGACTTCCCCGATCTGCCGCTGGTGCAGAGCGGTACGCCGATCCGTCTGGATGCCGAGACGCTGGTGAGAGGCCTGCGCGCCACCCTGTTCGCCAGCAGTGCCGATGAATCCAAACAGCTGCTCACCGGCGTGCATCTGCGCCTCGATGCCGCCGGCCTGGAATGCGCCGCCACTGATGGCCATCGGCTGGCAGTGCTGCGCCTGCCGTTGGATGGTGCGCCGGAGAATGCCTTTGCCGTCACCATCCCGGCCCGCTCACTGCGGGAGCTGGAGCGATTGCTCGCCAGCCGCCCCGGCGCCGAACCGCTGAGCCTGTTCTGCAGTCTCGGCCAGGTGGTGGTGTTGCGGGCTGATCAGGTGCTCACCAGCCGCAGCCTCGATGGCACCTACCCCAACTACCGCCAGCTGATCCCCGAGAGCTTCCAGCGCCGCATCGTGCTCGACCGCCGCGCCTTCCTCGCCGCCCTGGAGCGGGTGGCGGTCCTGGCCGATCCCAACAACAACGTCGTCAAGATCAGCTGTGATCCGGCCGATGATCGGGTGGTGATCCGCGCCGATGCCCAGGAGCTCGGCCGTGGCTCGGAGTCGTTGACGGCTGCGATCACTGGCGAGGCGATCCTGATGGCGTTCAATGCCC